TCATATATCGATATAGCATCTCGTGTGAATGAGCGTACTATAGGCTTATATTCGACTAATCTACCCTCTATAACAGGGGAGGCATGGTATACAGCTGGACAGCCTACTAAGCAGCAAACTCTACGTAGAATCTATACGTTTACGACTACATCAGCAATACCACATGGAATAGCATTTGCGCAAACAAGCTATATAACAGAAATGCGCGGACAATTTACTGATGGCACAAACTGGTATGGTTTGATACCCGCTAGCAGTACAGCAATACCAGGACAAATAAGCTTCTATTTAACACCTACAAACATTACATTTGTTATAGGAGCTGGAGCACCTACGCTTACGTCTGGAGTTATTATTCTGGAGTGGTTGTCTCAGTTCTGATATCATAAAATAAAATGGAGGTGACATATGTCATCAATGACAGGATCCATGGGATATGGTGGTGGAAATAAGATTCCCAAGGGATATGAGCAAGGTACACTACAGCAATTTACTCCTGAGCAGATGAATCTATTCAAATCGATGTTTGGTCAAGTAGGACCTGATAGTTTCTTAGGTAAACTAGCAGGAGGAGATCAATCCATGTTTGAACAGATGGAAGCTCCTGCAATGCGTCAATTCCAAGGTTTGCAAGGTCAATTAGCATCTCGTTTCTCAGGTATGGGCATGGGATCTCGTCGAGGATCTGGTTTTCAAAATACAATGAATCAAGCTACAAGTGATTTTGCACAAGATTTACAATCTAGGCGCATGGATTTACAGAGACAAGCTATACAAGATCTTATGGGGATGTCTAGTAATCTACTTGGTCAAAAACCACAAGAACAATTCTTAGTAGAAAAGCAAAAACCATGGTGGCAACAACTTCTAAGTGGTGCAGCAGGTGGAGCTACACAAGGTTTAACATCTGGTCTGATGTCATTTTTAGGAGGTTAATATGGTACAAGTCTTACAAAGAAGTCCCTCATTTGGCGAACAGATTGGCGGTGCTATTGGTCAAGGATTAGGAAAGGGATTATCTGAAGGTGCAGATCGATATAGACAAAAGAAATTACTATCTGAAGAAAATGCTGCCATAAAAAAAGAATATGGAATTGACTTATCAGGAATAACCGATCCCAATACGAGACAAATAGTTTTAGCAGATTCATTGAAGCTAGGTAGAAGAAGACAAGAAGCTGATGCAAGCATGAATACTGATTATGGATTTGGTAATGGAAATGTATCAGATTTGGCTAAAGGTCTAACATCTTCAGGTAAGATATCAAACGCACAAAATAAGCCATATAAAGGCAATATAGATGAGCTAGAAACCGCATTAGAGCCAGAAATGGCATTGAAAGAGAGAGCTTCATCTAAAAAATCCAAAGCTAAAAATAAAGAAAATATAAAAATATCAGGTAACATGCCTAGAGAATCTCTTTCGGAGGAGATTTTTGATGAGATGAATCCAGAACAAGTAGATGCTTTAGCTCGTAGTATCGCAGAGCAAAGAAGCTCACAAGGATTACCAACATCTTACGAAGAAGCATATCAGTTAGCAGCTCATAAAAATAAAGAAATACGTGATCATAATGATTATGTGAGAAAACAGCAAACAGATAGAGCAATAAGACAAAGAGATTATGGAACAAAAGGGAAAGAAAAAATATTAAATGTGTTACCGGATGCTACAGATGAGATTTCTTCAATTTTCCAAAAACTAGGAGAAGAAGCATCTTTAAAATATGATAGCGAAGCTGATATAGATAAATACTTATCTAAAGAAGCAACTAAATTTAAAAATGATATATTTAACATAAGGAAAAGTTTACCATCACCTACAGTATTTTCAGATATAATGAAAAAAGCACAGGGTAATGAAAGATCTCAAGATAAGAATATAAGCGATATGCGAATAAAACTATCATCTCTATTGAACAAAGGCCTTTATGATACTGCTAGGAAGGAATTAAGTAAACTTGGATATTCTCCAGAAGATAGAGAAATGATTATATCAAATTTAGGAGAAGGAGCTAAAAAATCAGTGGCACAAATGCCAGATTTTAAACGTATACCAAATAATAAATTAGGTGGAATGGTTATTAGTCCTAGAGAAACACCATCTATAGAAAAACCACTAAATGATGAAGAGAAAAATATTTTCAAAGAAAATCTCCAGTCTGCTTTAAAGAACGATCCATCATCTAATCTAATCCTTTTAAGAAAAGCATATGCGGATAAAGGTGTAGATTGGAGTACATTCAGAGATGGAATATACGAATTACTATCTATTCCACCAGAAGAAGGTGGAATAAGTTTGGATAATGATCAATTCAATGCACTAAATAGTACCCTTTATGAACCACCAATATCACCTTTAGGTAAAATACTTAAATTTTTAAGGTTGGAATAATATGGCATCTACTATAATAGGAGCTGTAGCTCGGGGATATACATCACAAACAATTTTAAAACAAATTGCGAAAAAATATCCTCAACATGCTCAGAAAATAGAAAATGCATTAGCAGCTGGTTATGCCGCAGATACAATTCTAAAGTATATTTCAGATCCAGATAATAAATACGATAAAGATCAATTTCTTACAGAACATGAACAGACTATTAGAAATGATGAGGAAAGACGTAAAAGAAATGCGTTAGGATTAGTAGGAGCCTTGGGAACAACAGGAGCTTTAGCAGCTGGAATATATGCTTATTCTACTAGAAATAGGCCACAAGTATTACCCGCACAACAACGAAGGCCACCACCAACACAGCAACAACCTATTATAGATATAACACCTCGTGGACCTGGAGGAGGATCACCACAATTAACTCCACCAGCACAAAGATTAGGTTATAATGCACCAAAACCTCAGCCACCATCACCACAAGGACCAAATCCTAATTTACCTCAAGCACCACAACCTAGACAAGCACCACAAAGAAATCCTGAACAATCGGTTTCCGTTATAAAAAACATGCGTGAAGATGCACGCCTAGAGAATATTGTGAGAAGTGGACATGATATTGCTACAGCTACGATGATAGCTAAGCATCTCTTGCCTAAAAGTAAAGTAGCAGTATTAGAAAAGCTTCCTGGTGGTCTAGAAGGGGTAATACAAGACTATACACAATATATCGAAGCGCAACCACCTGCCGTTAGACAACAAATGCCAATGCAAGCGCAACAACAGGCACAATTACCCCAAATTCAAGAAGCATCTCAGCAATTACAACGAGAACCAGAACAACGAGCTCAGATACCCCAAGAACAAATTCAACAACAATCTGAAGCAGTACAACCAATTTCTCAGATATATCAAGAAATGGAAACACCAGATATACGTCAGCGTACTCAGCAAGCAGCATTTGCAGGGGAACAGCCAAAACCAATAGAATCCTATGCTATGCGCAAGGAAAGTTTCCATGTACCAAATTACCATTACGCAGGCGAATCTAAGAAGGATTTTGATAATCGTAAGATCCTATTTGATGCCGCAAATAAAGCAGCTGAAGCTATTACTAAGGGGATGGACTTTACCGATTTTCCAGTTAATAAAGAAGCAGTATATTCAAGCGCAGCAGATGTGTTGCGTTTCTTGGCAGGTATTCCAAATGTATTAAATGCCGCTCTAGATGAAGAAGAGAAACAAGAATTGTCCGATTCTCTAATATCTGAAGATAAAATGACCGAACGCATGAGACCTAGCGAAGGAGAAAGAAATATACATGGCGCTCAGATGACGCCTAATCTTATATGGAATCTATTGCAAAGCGTAGAACCTCGTCTATCTAATATGGAAAGGATGCCATCCATTAAAGGGCATCAAATGGCACCTGGTGGAAAGATGGGAACCGCAGAATTACGTAGATTCTTGACTCATAATGTATATGACGTGCTAAGTGGTAAGACAGTAAGCTCTGAATTGGCAAATGTCATTGGTAAAGTATCAGATACCACATCTAAATTGGATTTGATGATACAGGCTGCTAGTGCCGGAAATATGCGTAGAATGATAGAGTATATGGAAGAGTTAGACAATGATCATGAATCTTTCCTAGAATTGATGAACTCTATAACTGATGAAGAGCTTGAGATGAGATCACTAACGCCTAAAGGTCAAGAAGAAAAAAAGGCAAAAGAGAAAGAACAGAAAAAAGGGGATATCTCTTACAAAGCAGCCGAGAAGAGAAAAAAGAAATCTACAGAATTAATGCAGGAATGACATGGAAGAAAAAGAAAGGCTAAGCGTTATTATAAAGGAAAAATTGTCAGGATTGAAAGATAAAGATTTGCTTACGATTAAGAAAGGCTTGGATTATCTGAACAAAAAAAAAGCAGCCAAAAATAAGGCTGCTCCTCGTCGTTAAGATTTGTAACTTTTTAGATTATCTATTTGTTTCTGTAGGTCTGAGATCTCTTTATCTCGCGATTTCTGTTGCCAATCAGCAATCCTCCATCCCAGTATAAAACCTCCAAAAGATAACAACGCATCTATTAAACCATTATTTTCATCTCTATAATACATAATTTTTCCTTTTTTATAACACACTATTCATTTATATCTGCTTTAGCTAGTTCTGTGGGCATTACTCCTTTCATAATCATGACAGCCTTTATTATAGCTATCTCTTTCTCTACATCTTTGAATTGACACTCAACTTTATTGAATTGTCTATCTATATCATTAAATCTGCCATTCATCCATAACATACATGTCATGATCGATCCAACTACTATGGCTGTATCTGTATGTTTCTTTAACCAATCCATATTCATTCTCTTTTCGTTTGTTTAGAGCATTCATACTCTAATATTTTTTCAGATTCTCTAATCTGTACAAAACCTCTTATCAATTCCGCGGTTTGCTTTGGAAGTGAAAGTCCTTTATCGATACATACGATCTTGAATCTCTTGTATAGAGATTCTGGTATTCTCATTCTAACTTCTCTATCAGCCATAGTCTCTCCTGTTTATATATGTAGAATGCCACATCGTGTAATTTGATGCAAGAATTATCGCGATTGATGTTGTTTTTCTTTTGTTAAATCATAACATTTGACAAACTCAAATTTAACTTAACAGGAGATAAACCTATGACTTTCCCACCAGGCGCAATGGTATACACACAGTCTTTTGGAAGTCGTCCAGAGAACGTTGAAGTACCACATATTGATGTAAGAGCACCTACAGCATCTGACGTGAACTATCCTATAGGAAAACGTTGGGTAGATACATTTCTATATGTGGTATATGACTTAGTGGCTTTTACCTCAACTGGCGGTGTATTACAAGCTGTATGGGTAGAAGGTGGTAATGGTCCTGCAACAGAAACATCTATTGGACTTGTGGAATTAGCAAGTTTAGCTGAATTACAGACAGGTACAGCTCCCGCACCTTACTTTACTGCATCTGCAAACGACATCGCTACAGTTATTCAAGGAGTTGTGGTAGGCGCCGTTCCTCCTGCAACAGAAACACAACAAGGTATTGCCGAAATAGCTACACAAGTTGAAACAGATGCCGGGGTGGATGATACTAGAATAGTTACCCCTCTTAAGCTAGCTAATTTCATTGGCGGTGGTGGATTTCCTGGTGTATTCACCGATCTTACAGCTACAGGTGCGGTCACATTTACCGGTGCAACAGGTGCCTTGTCTATGACATCTACATCAGCATCTAGCTTAGGTGTAACCGGTGCAGGTATAGACCTTACGTTATCTAGTTCCGCAGGTCGAGTAGTTGTAAATGGTGAGGAAGCTGCCGCTGATGCAGTACGAATCCTTTCTGCAGCAGGTGGACTTGATACAAACGTTGCTCTTCAAATGAATTTAGATTCATCCCAAGCTGCTGCAAATGCCGTTAGAATTATAGCAAGTAATGCAGCAGGTGGCATAGACGTAGACGCTGGTACTGGTGGAATCACTATAGATTCTACAGGAGCAATTTCAATTGATGCAGCGGCAGCGTCTAATTTCACGGTTACGGGTGCATTTGATAATACCTTTAGCTCTTCAGCTGGATCTATCAACTTATTAGCCGGTGAAGCTGCCGCGGATGCTGTTAACATTGAGGCTGCAGCAGGTGGTTTAGATGTTGATGTGGCATTGCAAATGAACTTGGATTCCTCCCAAGCGGCAAACAACGCGGTTAGAATTGTGGCTTCTGCTGGTACTGGTGGTATTGATGTTGATGCAGGATCTGGTGGAATTACCATCGATTCAACCGGAGCTTTCTCTATTGATGGTGCAGCTGCATCCAATGTTACTACAACAGGAGCTGGTATAGACTTGACATTGTCATCTGTTCTAGGTTCTGTTTTGGTTGAATCCACAGAGAATGCGGCTTTGGCGATTAGATTACATGCTAATGGTGGTACATCTGAAACTATTCAAATACATGCAGACCAAGGAACTGGAGTAGCAAGTTTAGATCTTCTATCGGATGTTGGCGGTATCACATTAAGAGGTGGTTTGGGAACTGCAGACGCGATAAATATAACTGCAACGAATGCTGCAGGTGGTATTGATGTTGATGCAGGAACAGCCGGTTTTATTGTTGATACGACTGGAGCAGTTTCCTTAGACTCAGCCGCCGCATCAAACTTCACTGTAACAGGAGCTTTTGATCTTACTCTTAACTCCACAGCAGGTTCAGTTGTAATTACAGGTGCAGAAGCAGCTACAGATGCAGTTCAAATCAATGCTGTTACAGCACTTGGGGGTATTGACGTTAATGCTGGTACTGGTGGTATGACAGTAGATTCTGCAGGTTTGTTATCTCTAGATGCTGCCGGAGTAGTGAACCTGACAACGACAGGCGCATTCGACATTACCGTTAATAGTACGGCTGGATCTGTAATCTTAACAGGTGCAGAAGCAGCAGTAGACGCTATTCAGCTTAACGCTACTACGGTAGGCGGTGGTATTGATATTAATGCGGGTAGTGGAGGGATAACCTTAGATACTACAGCAGCATTATCTCTAGATTCCGCGACAGCATCAAACTTCACTGTAACAGGGGCAGCAGATCTTACCTTACAATCAACAGCAGGTGCAGTAAACGTTATATCTGGAGAAGCAAATGCAGACTCCATCAACGTGACATCTGCTGGTGGTATGAACATCGTGGCAACTGGTGCAGCTGCAAAAGACACGATCATAACTAATACTAATGGCAGTATGACTTTAACTGCTGGTGAGAACGTAACCGATGCGATGAATATTACTGCTAGTGGAGCAGCTTCTAGAGTCAATATAACAGCAGGTACAGGAAGTGTTAAGATAGCATCAGGTCTTGTTGTAGCGAAAAAAGATGTTGTTTTTGCTGATTCACCCTATACAGTTCTTGGTACAGACTATTTCTTGTCAGTAGACACAAGTGGTGGTGCTATTACTGTTACATTGCCAGCAGCCACAGCATTAGCAGGTCGTACATTTGTAATTAGAGATACCGGTGGTGCAGCGGCAGCAAGTAATATTACAATAGGTGGTGGTGGTACAAACCTAGTTGGTGGTGGTGCAGCAGCAGCAACAAAAGTTATCTCTGCGGCATATGCTGGAGCTACTGTTTATTCAAATGGTGCTACGTGGAATTATTGCTATGTTGCCTAAAAAATATAGAACAGGAATGATATGGCATATACTTCAAGAATAGCTTGGGAAACACTTAGATCTATTGATGCAGCATCTATTGCCGATGCTGCTCTCTACTATCCTATAGGAACAGCTCTGCAGAATCCATCTTACATATGCAAGATGGTAAACAATTCTAGCGTTCTTGTGACTGTATCCATAGATGGAGAAAATGATATAGATGTACTACCTGCCAACTCTTTTTGGCTGTATGATGAAGCAAAGTATGGAAACCCTGCCATACAGTTTTTGCCAGCTGGCACACAATTCTTTGTTAAGGGTGCTACAGGAGGAACTGGATTAATATATCTAGTGACTCAATACATAGTCGCTCAAAATACAGCATATCCATGAGGTTATCGTGAGCCAAGCAGGTCAAATAAACTCAGCAGCTGGACCATTACCTCCTACGGTCCCTACTATATTTGAAACCGATCAGCCTGTAGGAACTAATGAGGCTATACCACAGAATAACATACTTATTGTTACTGGTGGTAATACCACAGACAACAATCCTCTTGGTATAGAGACATATGCTAATCCTACCGGTAGCATGGGTAGCAATAATCTCGTTATTGAACTTACAAATAGATATCAAAGAAGCGATTCTTTTTCAGACGCATCATCTCATGAATTATATTCACAAAATCTTGGAATAACTCCAGCAGCATATTTGTTTGAATTCTCTTTAGTCGCTTTTAATGTTACGTCAAACTTGATGTCTGCTTATGTAATAAAAAATCCAATAAGAACCACAGGTGTTGCGGCTTTTGGTATTGTACCCGCTGATATATATCAACCAGAAGAAGGCGCTATGAAAGATGTTACTGTAATTAGTGGAGTTACAGGAAATAGCTTTATTGTATCTGTACAGGGTTATAATACTGATACTATCCATTACAATCTAACAGGAACATACACGGTGGTAACATGACAGGTCCAGTAGGTTTTTCACACAGCACATTGTATGCAAATAATGCGGATTTCAGTAATTCAGGATTATCTGAGGAGGCTAGTGGCCTACAAACAGACAAACAGATTTGGGTAGGAACAACCGCGCTTAATGCAGGTGGCACACATATCAATGTGCTAACCCTAACAGAAGGCGCAGGTGTTTCCATAACACAAGCCGCCACGACTCTAACGATTGGTTTAGCCGGTGGAGGAGCAGGAATAGATACCATCATTCCTCAGACAGGTGTAAACGTCGTTCCTGATGGTGGTGGTAACGTAACAATAAATGGCGCAGTAGTCGCAGCAGGAACAAATCCAGTACGAACAGATGGAACTGGTGCCAATACCTTAGCTATAGAAGTACAGACTAGCCAAGCATTAGCAGCCGCAGATGCAACAAAGATTGGACTCAGTAATTTTGATAGTGCAGCTTTTGATGTTAGTGCTACTGGATTTGTCCAACTGAATGGCGGAGGTATAGCCGCAACGGCTTTTGATGTTCAGGCTAATACAGCACCTGGAACAGATCCAGTTGTCCCAACTGCAGCCGGTGTTGTCGTGGTTAATGGTGCTGCCGTAGCTAACCATAGTGTTGTTCTAGAGACTAGATCACGAGCAGCAAATGCTTATAATTTAGAGGTGCAATATGCGGCTGCTGCCGCAGCTACAGATGCGACTAAATCAGGTGTAGCCCATTTTTCAAGTACTAACTTTTCAGTCGATGCTAATGGTTTTGTCACATCATTAGGTGCGATGAATGATTACCATGTTGCTCGCTACATAGTAAGTGCTGGCGGTGCAACAGATGGAGCTAATTATACAACTATAACAGCAGCATATGCCGCAGCAGTAGCGGCAGGAGCTCCACAAGTAGTTTTTATACAGCCGGGAACTTACACAGAAAACCTTACATTAACAAGTGGAATTCACCTCGCAGCGCTAAACGATTCATTCAATAATGCTTCTCCAACTATAATAAACGGAAGTCTAACGCTGACATCAGGGACGGTTAGTTGTGATAATATCAGTTTCGCAACAAACGCCACAAATATAGCAATAGTCTCAGGTTCGGCTTTAATAAATTTTTACCGTTGTGGTTTTTTCTCAACTAACGCAGTTCCTTTTACTTGCAATAGCGGTAATCTTAACTTCTTTGAATGTAATTTAAGCGATACAAACACAGGACAGATATTTAGTTGCACTAACACGTCAACCATCAGAGTCACCAATTGCATGTTTCTTGGAAGTGGATCAACAGCAAGCACTCTAACAAATACATCAGGTATAACGTTTAGAAATTCTACTTTCCAAACGAGTATTTCATGTGCATTAACATCAACATTTCTTGCTTATAATTCACAGTTTGGAGAAACAGCAAATAATTTCACATTATTGACTACATCAGGAACAACATCAACACATAAAGCCTATAACTGCGCATTTCTTTCAGGTAACGCAACGGCTATCAGCGTAGGATCTGGAACTACTGTGAAATTATCCAACTGTGTAGTGGAAACAGGAAATTCAACCGCTATTGGTGGATCTGGAACTATTAATCTATCAGCTATTGAGTATACCAGCACAAGTTCTTTAGTAAACACAACAACACAAACTGTGCAAGTAACAAACAAAGGTGCATACAAAGTATCTCTTCCAGCTGGAGATTATACGGTTCTAGCTACGGATGAGATTGTAGGCGCAACAAGTTCTGCAGCACGCGCCATAACGCTTAACGCAAGTCCTAGTACTGGACAGGTTGTTACGATTAAAGATGTTACTGGGACAGCAGCAGCAAATAACATAACCATTACACCAGCAGCAGGAACGATAGACGGAGCGGCTACAAAAATCATAAATACTAATTATGGGTCAGTCACTCTATACTATTCGGGTGCAAATTGGTTTATTATCTAAGGACATATGGCATATAACACTCCTGCACAAGTTAGCTATGAGATAAAAAGAGGGATCGATGGGAAAACAACGGGACCTATTTTATTGTTAACACCTGTTGGAAATTTCACTCCTCTTATGATCAACTTTGAGTTAACCTCTACAACAGGATTTGCAGTCGTAGCATCATGTAGCATAGGTACTAATGGAGCTTCATACAACAATATATTGCCAATATCAGCTTTGACAGGTATTAGTGTAGCAGGAAATATTCTAAACTTTAGTTTGCTTACCTTAATATCTAAGGTTGCAGCAGGTACGGGAATATATGTCAATGTGACTACAGGTGCAGTGGCAACGACATACGTCCTTAAAATAACACTCGTTGGATTTTACGATTAAGAGGGAACATGGCATATATAGGAACACCTCCAATAAATGTAGTCAACGGCGGAACCGGAGCGACGACGTTAACTGGAGTACTTACAGGAAACGGCACATCAGCTATCACAGCATCCGCAGTTACTCAACATAGTGTTCTTGTGGGTGGTGCAAGTAATGCTATTAATAGCATAGCTCTTACCAATGGTCAAGTCCTTATAGGTAACACAGGAAATGATCCAACTGCAGCTACATTAAGCGCAGGAACAGGCTTATCTATTGCCAATGCTGCTGGTTCTATTACCATTAACGCAGCTGGAGGAGGTTTAACATGGAGTGTAATAACAGCTGATCAAACCGCTGCGGTAAATCATGGATACATATGTAATAAAGCAGGACTTCTCACACTAACGATGCCGAGCACTTCATCTGTTGGCGATGTAGTAGCTATCATTAATATAAACACTGCAGCAGGTGCGAAGTTTTTAAGTGCAAATCCGGGCCAGCTTCAAATGGGTACATCTGTAGCAACCGCAAATACAGGTAGTCTAGCATCCACTGCACTTGGGGATGTTTTATTTTTAGTTTGTACGGTTGCAAATACTACATGGTATGCGCATTCCGCTCAAGGTAACTGGACTGTAGCATAGGAGATATATGGCAACCAATAATGCGACAAACACATCTAACCCTATTACGGTGTCACAGGGAGGAACTGGAGCCTCGACATTAACAGGAGTTCTAATTGGTAATGGCACATCAGCTGTCACAGCTTCTACAGTTACCCAACATAATGTTGTAGTGGCAGGAGCATCGAATGCTTTATCAACTATTGCACCCGGAACTAGCGGTAATGTCTTGACATCAAACGGTACCGATTGGACAAGTGCAGCCGCTCCTGGTGGAGGATTAATATCAGCAACAGCAACTCTAACAAGTGCGCAAGTAAAAACATTAAATGGAACTCCAGTAGATATAGTGTCAGCACCAGGTTCTGGTAAAATTCTTGTTCCAGTTAAAGGATTAGTAAAATTAAATTATGGTGGAACAAATCCATTTACCGCTGGATCAGGTCAAACTATAGCTTTAACATACAATACAGTAAGCACAATAATAGGATCAATGGCAAGTAACGCTGCTATAACCGCATCGGCTAATAACTATTGTATTAATGCTGCAACATCATTTGCAGCTGTTGCAGCTGCTAGCATAGAAAACTTACCGCTAACATTATTTAATCCTGTTGGTGTTGAAATAGGAGGAAATGCCGCTGGTAATAATACAATTTCTTTCGAGGTGTTATATTACATAATAACATTATAAATTATTATTAAAAACACACTATAAAAGAATACCTATGGCAACAAACAACGCAACGAATACATCAAATCCTATCAGTGTATCGCAAGGAGGTACAGGGGCTACCACATTAACAGGCGTGTTAACAGGTAATGGCACTTCAGCAGTTACCGCATCTACATTGACTCAACATGGCGTAGTTGTAGCTGGTGCATCCAATACATTATCTACCGTAGCACCTGGAGCATCTGGAAATTTACTTACATCAAACGGTACCGATTGGACAAGTGCAGCCGCTCCTGGTGGAGGAATATTATCAGCATCAATTACTCTAACAAGCGCTCAAATTAAAGCATTACATGGTACACCTATAACAATGATATCAGCTCCTGGTGTTGGTAATATTATAGTGATAGTTAAAGGTGTATCTAAACTTTTATATGGAGGATCAAATGTTTTCGTGGCTGGTGCTGGTCAAACTGTAAATTTAGCATATAATTCAGTTCAATCAGCTATAAGTTCATTTGCAAATAATACATCTATTATAGCATCTCAAACTAATTATAGCCAAGGATCTGGAAATACGATAGCAAATGCTACGGCTGCTAATTTAGATAACCAGCCTATGACATTATTTAATCCTAGCGCAACTGAGATATCTGGAAATGCAGCTAACGACAATACGATGTCATTTCAGGTGTTATATTATATAATTACTCTATAGCACATTATCACATCCACACCATTCAGCATGTCCGTAAAATGAGATTTGCACCCAATGGTCTTCTATGAAAGCCCATATGGTATTGTCGTCTAAATAAACGATAGTCAGTAAATCCATCCCGACAATCTCGCGGGAATATTCTTTTTCTAATTCAGCCCTTAATGGAGCTGTCACAATTAAACCTGCGTAGACGAGAGCAATAAGTTTTTTCATAATCTAGATTTCATTGACATTATACGTTTGAATAGCTGCACACATCTAAATGAACACAAATCAAATTTAGCCGTAGGATGGTATATAGTCAATGGTAGTTGATATATGGGAACTCTACACATAGAACAATGCATATTAATCGCACTCACTTGTTTTTTTAGATGTATTGATAAAAAGGCTTGATCGTGATCAAGCCTAATGCAGGAAGGGATTTTATGGAAGAAGTTTTAGGCATTCTATATTAATAGAGGCTATTGTGATAGGAAATACACTACCAGTTACGGAAGGATTTAGATCAACTGAGCTAACACATGTATTTCTAAGACGCAACATGTCACCAGATTTAATTTCTATGATTACATCTCCAGTTGAATGACAGGCGTCATCACCAGGAGCTTGAGTAAATCCACTATAAATAGAACCAGGAACTAAAACACCGTTAATCCAGAAACCAAATGACCAACTAGGAACTGGAGTAGGTACTGGTGGAGTAATTCTACCTTGGAGTTGCC